AGGTTAGATGCCGTCGATGTATCATTAGATAGTGTCACGCCACCAGCAGGAGTCGTCCACGTCGGCGCACTTGCACCATTCGATGTCAACACCTGACCTGCTGTACCTGCTGCCGTCAAGGCTAGGGCAGACGCAGAGGAGTAAGGCACAGCACCTGCAACAGCCGTCAGCGAGGCGTTTGTACCGCCGTTTGCTAGAGCCAACGTACCCGCTAAGGTTACTGCACCGCTCGTTGCTGTGTTAGGTGTTAAACCTGTGGTGCCTGCGCTAAATGTAGTAACGCCAGAGGCTGGAGCTGGTTGCCAAGTCGGTAAACCTGCGGTTAAGGTCAAGATGTAACCGTTCGTGCTTATAGGTAAGAACGTCGTTGCACCAGCGCCTGACTGATAAGGCAATGAACCAGTTGCACCGCCTGCAAGGTTAGTAGACGTACCAACCGCTAGACTTGACTGACTTGCCCAAGTAGGTGAGGCTGCACCCGCAGAGATTAAGACCTGACTTGATGTGCCTGCCGCAGAAAAGGCATACGCCGTACCCGTACCGTAACCCACACCACCGTTGGTCGGCGTGGCGGAGCTATTTGTACCACCCTGCGCAATTGCGAGCGTGCCGCTAGTGACTTGTGAGGCTGCAATCGCAATCGGTGTCGATGCAGCCAGTGTGAGTTGACCCTGCGCATTGACCGTAAACGTCGCCACACTCGAGGCTGATCCATAAGCCGCAGCGGTCACCGCAGTGTTTGTAATGCTGAACTGCGTGCCTGTGAGAGTTAAGCCTGTGCCAGCGGTGTAAGTGCCTGCACCCGAGAACTGTGTCCACGGCATTGCTGTGACGCCGATTGTGCCACTAGCGTTAGCCGTAGTGACCCAGCCTGTGTCGGCTTGAACCGTTCCTGTCTCGATGAACGTGAACGAATTTGGGACTTCCGCCCAGACGTCCATATCCGTTGAGCGAGTCCAAGCGCTTGCAGACACAATGTAAATACCATTTTCCTGTGATAGCGTTTGGTTCTTAACTAGGCACCGATCGCCAGCAATTAAGGCAATACCGTCAATAGTCTGGGTGCCAGATAACGTGATGTTCGCTATGGTCGCTGCAATACAAGAGGCTTTTGAGTCTAAGCCCTGAGCGACAGAGTCAACGTAGCTCTTGTTAGCAATGTCATTTGCACCAGAGGGCGTTGTCGTGATCGAGCCAGTCGTCAGCGTGACCGCATCAATCGTAGTATTTGAGGCTAAAGTTAATTGACCCTGAGCGTTGACCGTGAAGGTAGGAACCTGATAAGAAGAGCCATAAGCAGCCGCCGTGACCGCTGTGTTGGCAATCGAGATGGTGCCTGTCGAGGTGATCGGGCCACCTGTCAGACCCGTACCAGTCGCCACCGAGGTAACGCCTGAGCCAGAGACGATTGCACCCCAAACTCCGTTGGCATAACCCTCGAATGTTCCTGTTGAAGTGTTGTAGCGCAGGGTTCCATTGGTAGGGCTGACGGTGCGTTGAGCGGTGGTGCCTACGGGGATGACCACGCCGCCGTTGCCCGGCACAATCGGGTTCGCCGACATCGACACCGTGGCAATCGATCCGACGTTATTAACATCGATCTGGTTCGTTGTGCCTGACACAGAGGTGACCGTACCGTCGCCGATACCAAAGGTCTGCCATGAGCCTGCGTAGTAGCCCTCAAAACGAGCTGTGTCAGTGTTGTAGCGGATCTGACCAGTGGTAGCCCCACGCTGTGCGGTCGTGCCGTTAGGGAGCGTGATCCCAGCGGTGCCGGGCGCCACAAAGTTACTCGCCAAACTAATCGTCGGCGTCGAAGATCCATTACCACCTGTCACGCCGATCTGATTACCCGTACCTGTGATTGTCACAGGCGAGATGGTCGAGCCACCGTTCAGCGCAAGAATGCCTGTGCCAGATGCGTTTGCAATCGCCTGCGCAAGACCAGTCAGTTGGAATGTTGGGTTACCCGCAATCCCATTACCATCGGTGACCGAGATGCCGTTGCCGCTAGTAGAAAGCGTGCGAGCAGCGATAGTGTTTGCAGCGGTCTTAACAATGACGCCAGTGCTAGCAAGTTCTAATGAGTAGGCTGTACCATTAAAAGAAATTGTGTAAGCGCCTTGAGCGCCGCCGTCAGTAATGCCAAGACCAATACCAGCCGAGAAGTATCGGCTGTTAGGCAACAGGGGCTGTTGACCAACAGTTAAAAAAGGTTGAGTAAGCGATGGGCTTTGTGTGATCGCAGCGACAGTGGTCTGTACCGTCAATCCATTTTGGACGATTGGTACGAGCTCCGTGCCAGTGATGGCGCTAGGTGCCGAGGGTAACTGCGAGATTCTAATATCAGCCATATCGTGTCACGGAGAAATTTCGTTTAAGTTTCCGTTATTCGGGCTATTTCCTTGTTCAGGAGATATTGGCGAATTTCCAAGTGTCTCTGTAATGATTGCGTCGTGATTTTCAGCAACGCTTTCATCTGGGCGCGGGAATCTGATCGAAATCTTTTCTGGCTGTCTTGCTGGCAACCGATATGGATCAAACTGGTCGGAGCATCCCTGACCACATACGCGCAATGCAGGTATATTACCATCTGAGCGTATGTCTGAATAGGCTCTTTTCATCTTGCAGCGATCGCAAATAGCGATGCTCAGAACAGTATTTCCGCGAGTATCTAACCAGCGTGGCATGGCGATTACCTCGTATACGGACTGATGTTTGGTGCAAAATAAATTGGTGACTTGTCGCGGTTCTCGTTCTGAGCCATCATGAGGTGCTTCTCATACTGGGCTTCGCAATAAACAATCCGATCAGACTGCACCGCTGGCAATTCGCACGCCATCTGATGCGATAAGCCCCATTGAATCGCGAGCTGCATATATTGCGGGATCTCAATCTCACCGTTGAGGTCGCCAACGTCTTGAACGTAACGGTTTAGCCAGAGCTCGAGCTGAGGCGTGATGCTGTTGGGGACGGGCCACAGCTCCATCTTCGGCTGCGGGATCGTCCTGTTGAACCAGTATTGCAATGGTCGGTATGCATTGAATGAGCGATTAGGCAAATTCGAGTAATCGTCTCGGTTCATACGAGCCATCGGCACCGCAATCGGGTTCGTTCCAAAGACGACTTGGTAAAAGCCCATATTTACGCCTGCGGTCTGCTGAATGCGCCAGAAAGGCGCTGTTGCAGAGGGGTCGAGGTCGTAATAGATCCAAGTGCCTGATGTCCACGTTACCGCTCCCGGGGCTTCGACCGTTACCCACGTCGTACCGTCCATCGAATACTGCAAATTAACGGTCACCGAACCCGATACGGCTGGCAAGATGCCAATCGTTGAGATGTATACAGGGTTGCCAGTGCCGTTAGCAATGCCGATAGAGCCTGTGTTATTCGTCAGTTGGCATATCTGGTCACCTACGCCATTAAAAGCGTTTAGCGTCACGCCTGACGTGCTGTTGGCACCAGTATTGACGTTGGTCAGGGTGCGGTAATTTGCGTTGAGCACGTCGACGGTGCCTACTGGCAGGAAATACTCGTATTTATCAGGTTGCAAACCAACGATGATTTTGTTGATTGCCCAGTAATTGATGCCCCAGTTCGTCAAGCTCGACAAAAGGTAATACAGGCTCAGCTTGGCAGCATAGACCTGCTCAGACGTAAGCTCTTCTGCGAGCTTGCCAGCGCGACGCGCACCAGAGTCGATCATCTGTTGCACGCTGACTACTGTTTGGCTGACGGTTCCGCTAGTTGACATTTACCACCCCGGACATTTCCACCGTTTAAGCGACGCCTTTGCTCTCGGGGCATCGCCGCTTGCGTTCTTCACCACGCCGCTCATGCGTGCGCAGAATGAATCTTTGCGCGATCCGCCTTGCGGTTGGGGAGCTTTGAGGTTGCTTCCCGTCTCACGATTATACTTTGCACGACCCTTGGCTGTAAGCCCTGCGCCCTGCTTTGTTGGCAACTTCTCACCGCGACCAACCGCTAGTGAAACGCCACCATCTTTCATCTTGGCGGTCTTCGCAGACTCTTTGAAAGCCTCTGCTGTTGGTGCGCCTTTACTGCCAGCCTTGCGCATCTTCTCGCCTGAGCCATGAGCAATTCGTTCTTGCTTGGCATGGATGTTGGCGTATAGACCACCAGCCTTCATCTTCTTGTCAGCCGCCGCAAACTCCTTGCCAACCTTCTGTGGAACGCCACCGAACCCACCTTTTGTGTGAGCAGCAGCTTCCATCAGGCGATGTTGAGCAGGAGATTTGCTAGGCATAAGACTTGACCATCTCAAGAACAACGGTATAGGTATCGCCAGCAGTTTGATCTGATGTTGAAAATACTACGTTTCCGTTTTTGCCAGCACCAGCGTTGTTTGTAATGCCACCAATCCTTGAAAAATCATTTTCATAATTAGTGTTAACGGTCGCCAAAAAGAATGGCACGTCTGTTGTCGCGTCCCAATACATACGCACTTCCATTCCATGACAGACAGAAGTAATCTTGTTAATCGTAACGCCAGTGCAAGCTAGACCTGAATTGCTTCTAGCAAGAGCCGACACGTTAACCTTAGTAACAGCCGATTCGCCTGTGCCGTCGCTAATGTTGGTAAATTTCATAATAGCAAGACGCTCTCCATCGAGCAGCGTCTGACTTGTGACTGCATCAGCCATATCAATCTCCAGAAAGCAAGTTGGGGCGACCGTAGCCGCCCCGATTTATTACTAGCAGTTGCCTTTTTTCATTGCCTTAAAGCCACCACCATCTTTGCACGCCATCACAGCGTGACCGCCGTCTTTGTACTTCTGGATGACGCCGCCGCTTGCGTACTTCTGGATCACGCCACCAGTCGCATATTTCTGAATCACACCGCCAGTGGCTTTCTTGATCACAACGCCTAAGCCTTTGTGACCTTTAGCTGCTGACTTGCCTTCGTGCGACTTCAGCTCTTTCTCGACGCGCTTGATCTTCTTGTCTTCGGCTTTATGCATTGCCTTAGACTCGACCTCGCCGCCCTTCTTCATGGCGGGGCCCATCGGACGCTGCATCGCAGAACGCACAGGAGCTGTGGTTTTCATAGCCACACCTGCCAAGGCACCAGCAGGCATACCTTTGCGTGACTTTGCAGCCATCATTGGCATCTTGCCGCCAGACCGACCAACCTCGTCGACGCTTGGCTCGGTGGTCATCATTTTTGGTTCACGTTTAAAACCCATGATTTATACCCCTTATGCTTGTGTGACGCCGAGAGCGCCAGTACGGGTTGAGTTCGGGCCAACCGAGATCGCTGGCAACAAGATACCCATTACGGTGCGAACAATACCGTTTGACGCAGTGGCAGGTACATAAGTCCCACGCACGTCACCAGTTGTGGTTGTTGCAGTTGCAGTATCAGCAGCCGTAAATTGACCGCCATCTTGCGCCAAAGCGTTGTTACTCTTAACGCTTGCAACGTATGCCACGTTTGCAACTCGAACTGGAAGACCAAGCACGTTGGATGTGCCAACAGTCAGGGCAGTGCCAGTCGCGCCACTCACGCTCACAGAGGTGATGAGGTAGAAGGCTTTCAAACCGCTCACCGCAGTGCTCACAGCAGCGCTAGAGGTGATTGCCTCGCTCATCGCTTGACCGTAAACGTCAAAACCTGCGACAGTCACAGTTACTGGAGCCACACCCAAGGTGTAAGTCAAACCTGTTGGTGTACCTGCCGTGGTCACCACCGCAGCACCTGCTGTGGTAGTAAGCGTTGCAGAGGTCGCTGTCACAGCGGTCAGGATATAGGTCGTTGGGTTGGTGTAGCCAGTGATAGTACCTGTGCCACCTAAAGTGCCAGAGATTGTCAAACGCTGACCAGTTACCAAACCAGCTTGCGAGGTGAAGG